TGGCAAGCAACTTGGCACAATTTACAACAAATCAATGACTGATGATCCTATTACTGGTACCTTTGCCGATGGCGAAATCCCAGGGGATCAAGACCAAACCCCATAACAAATAACCCCTATAGAATAACAAACCATTATCTCCTGGTTTGCTTAAATAACATAAAGGTTTGTTAAAAAAAGATTACGATTATCGACAATTTCTCCCTGGTTTTGGGAGATTTTTTTATGGGGTTTTAAGGTTTGAAAGGACTTGACAAACCATTATATCTGTGATATCATCCGCTTCGGGGATACAAAGGTTTGAGGTTTGACAATATGAAGGTTTTGTGATAGGGCCTCTCTCCCGCAAAAAAGATTACGAACGCATCGTTAAAAGCGCTCCCTACTCCACTATCCTCCACAATGCTCCACTTCTAGAATGTCTAAATATATTATCAGTAAGATTAATCTGTGGATAACATGTGGATAACTATGAGATTTTTAGCCTATTGTCCTGTGGATAACTGTTCACCTTGGTGTGCTATGATAGGGTGATGTTAACAATACTTTTAATCCTAATCACATGGTATGCCACAAAGGTATACTATACAAAAACCTTCAAACTCTCAATGCCTACTGTAGATCCAAACATGGTTCATGCCAACTGTGCTAAGTGTTCTCAAACCATATACACCCATATAGACAACCTTCGTGCCCCATTCTATTGTTTGGCCTGTAAGTAATGATAGATGTCCTATGCTTTAACTGTGGGGCTATGTACCAAACCTCATATGGAAAAGACATTACGAAGCAGTGTCCAAAATGCCAGGGCAAATAAAGATTACAATACACCCTTTATAGCCTTATTGACCATACGGATCAAACCTCGTCTAGTTATCTTCGACGCATCAAATGTCTCCGTATAGCCCCCTTGTGGCATATCTGCCTTATCCAGGAAAGAACCATGCTTTTCCCTTAGTGTTCTTAGTACTAGGGTTTCTACTGTTCTCGCTTTATCCCGTTCGGAAAACCACCAATACTTAATCAATATCCAACCCTTGGTCCTATGGCTTGCAAACCTTCTACCTGAGACATCTGATATACCTATCTTAATAGCCTTATGCATTGGGCTGTATAGTATATATAGCAGGGTCATAACTCTATTATACTTGACATACCGTGGCAAATATGGGATACTTGATATATGAAATCAAATAGAGAGGCAGCGCTAACTCGTAGAGATAAAGTTAAGCCAAGAAATGTCACAATGCCAAAAGAGGCAATGAAGATAGCCGTAAGATTAGAGACAGCACGAAACTATAAAGATAAAACAAGATATAACAATATACTAAAAAAGTTGGCTGATGAGTATCCAGACTATGCAGAGTCTATAGAATCTTTATATTGGAAATAAATGTATTCAAACTGTGGCACTTATGCTGGCTATCGCAAACACCATAACCATAAGACTAAACCATGTGTTGAGTGTTTGGCTGCATCGAGTGTGTACAACAGATTACGATATGCCAATAATAATCGCCGTTCTGTGACAGCCAAGTATCGTGCTTCAAACCTTGATAAGGTCAGAGAACGAGAAAGATCTAAGAATAGGCGTCGTCGAGCAAACATTACGAACGACTATAAAGAATCCCAGGTTATATCTACATATGGGGATGTATGCTACTTATGTGGATTAGGCATTGATCTTCTGGCTCCCCGAAAATGTGGAGTCAAGGGCTGGGAGCAGGGTTTGCATATTGATCATGTTGTTCCTATTGCAAAAGGTGGCTCAGATACCTTACAGAATGTCAGACCAGCACATGCTTTATGCAATTTAAGAAAGTGGGCAAACATATGATCAACATGGAAATCCCAGATCCATTCCAAACCTTTGTAGCCAAGAAATATGCCAACGCTAAAGGCTATGTACATGACTTCTTTACTGGTGAGTGGTCTTATAGATGCCTTACCTGTAAGGAAGATCTTTTTGGTCCGTCCCGCAAAATTATGACAAAAATAAGACTATACCATACGAGAAATGAGTGCACAGGTGGATATTGATGAGTTTATGAAAGATCCTTGGAAACGCTTTAATGAGATGAGAAAGACTCCTCATGAATGTGATTACGATTATAGGATAGATTCCTCTGGAACTATGTTCTTTGAGATATGTAAACTATGTCTTGATACCAAGGGTGTTATTGAGATGAAAGCAGATGAAGGATACTAACCAATAGTGCCCGTCTAGGGCATAAGAAGGTTTATTACTTCTATTTTGCGCCGAACTTAAAAGAGTGTATGATAAAATATAGCCATGAATAAACTGGAGTCATCGTATAGCAAATTTATGGGCTACAAGATAGCCTGCACCGAATGCGACGAACTGCACCTTAAACCCAGCGACGAACCATTTGTCTGTTTTACCTGCCTATCCGATTGATGGTATAATAGTTATATGCCATACTCAATTAACAATAAGCCAGTAGGAAATGATCCCGACTCAATTAAAAGAACTGAATCATACAATAAATTTTTCAATAAATTAGGCAACTCTACAAAAAACATTATAACTATTCCTAATTTTTTAACAGAAGAAGAAATATCTTATTTGATGGAAGGGCTAGACGAGAGAGACTCTATTCGTTTTGTTTCTCAAAAAGGTCCTAATGGAGAGCCATTAACCTACATGCATAAATATAATGGTTTGCCTGATAAGTACAATATTATAGGTAGGGCTAAAAATGAAATAGAAAAAGCATACAACCTAGAAGATATCAATATATTAGAAAAAGAAGAGTTCTTGGGTGTTGTTCACTGGGAGACTGGATCTTACTTAAATGTTCATGTAGATGATCTTGGTTATGTAACAGAGAACCATTTGCCAATTATTATTTATTTAAATGATAACTATGAGGGTGGAGAAATTAAATTTGAAACGCATGATGTTTGTCTTAAGCCAAAAACTGGTGATTTGGTCATATTCCCTGGTAATGTGCACTATGCTCACGAAGTTAAAAAAGTTTTATCTGGAGATAGATATACATTACCTATTTGGTTTACGATAGTAGAAAATTAATGGATAGTACAAAAAAAAGAAAACTTTTAGATGGGTCTGAGGTAGATGATTACGATTACCCAATTGATTTAATTTTGCATACAAAGGCTCCTGCAAAATGGAAACTGATTGATCTTGAAACTGGGCAAGAGTACCTTGGTTCAGAGATATCTCATGAAACATTTGGAGAACTTCTAAGAAGCAAGGTAGCAAAAGCCAAGATAGGTTCTTGGTTTAAAACAAAGGGAAGAGTAATAAAAAATGGATAATACTAAAAAGCCTATAACCTTTCACTGGATGTGGAGAAGACATTGGCAAATAAATGATAGTATCGAGCACTTAGACCTTAATGGAATTCTCAAGATGGCCCAAGAACTAGATGGTGCTAACGTAAAATCTGTTTTACTTCCGTATGGTCCAGGAGGTATTGATTTTTCATTAGTAATAAAAGAGGCATTAGAAAAAACCAATCAACTGATAATGACAATCGCTTTACCAGCATATGGCGTAAGCCCAGATTATGCTGCGAAGATTCTTGAAACCTTAAATCGCTTTGCTCCTGGAAGAATTGGAGTAAACATGGTTGCTGGAAGATGGGGCGATGAAGGTAATGGTCATTCTGAAAAGTTAGTAATAGATCACTATATGCATGATCCATCGCTGATTGATACCCTTGAAAAAAGAGTTGCAATATCTGAAGTGTGGATGGATAAGGTAATGGCTTTAATGGAAAACCATGAGCACAAGACACACATGGCAGTTGTCGGTTCATCAGACACAACAATTGGAATAGCAAACAAGCATTGCGAATATATATATGTTGATGACAATCTGTTGGTTAGAGATCAGTTTAAAAAGATTGATCTAGATAAGGTGAAGCCAATAGTGATTATTGATCCACTTATTACCACACATCCAGACGATGAAAAGTATGTCAAGTATGATAAGAATGCTCCAGTTAGACAGCAGCATCATTTAGTAAAAGGATCACTGATCGATGTTGTTGCACAAATAAGAAATCTATCTGAAAAATTTGGTATTTATGACTTTATGATTCATACTGATCAGGAAGATATTAGTAAGTTATTAGATATGGTAAAAAACTTTAATGACATTGTGGTTCCTGAAGACAATGTCATCGGCTACTCTGACCTAACAGTAAAAACATTTAACAGGATTGGAAGCGATCCTAGCAATATTAAAGTATTTAATAACTATCTAAGCAAAGAAGAATGCGAACACATCATAGAACTTATAAAGAGTACAGAGACAAGTAATAACCGTCTTCTACAGAATGACGATGCTGGTTGGCCTGCCCTATCTTTATTGTATTATGATTCACTTACCTATTCAGAAAAGTATATACCTGGAATTCAGTCTATTTTAGAAAAAGAGTTTGGTGTAAAACTAAAGCCAAGAAATTCTCGTTTTGCTCAGTGGGTTCATAATAATAGTAAAACTATCCCAATAGATGACATGGGCCACAAAGACTCAAACCATTTAGCAGGATGGGTTTATCTAAATGATGACTATGATGGTGGAGGTTTATCTTTTATTAATCAGGGCCTATCTCTTAAGCCAAAGGCTGGCGATCTAATTCTATACCCTGGAAACCCTAACTATTGGTATCATGTTGGGCCAGCCAATGGTTCAAGGTATATCATGCCGATATGGTTTGATCTCGTCTAGTGGTATAATCATATTATGAATAAATCTAAATGCTTTTTCTGCAACAAGGATGCAACTCATTACGACATAGTTGTAAACCACTCTGAATATGTGGTTGCAGATGTTTGTTTAGATCATTTGTCTATGGGCCTTGTGTCATAGCATGAATCCAGCAAAAATAAT